TTAGGTGCAATCGTAATAGTATTCGTTCCAGAAGGAGAACCTCCCAGATTTAAAACATGAAACTGACCATCAGAAGCAGTGCCGTCTGATGTTGTCAAAGTGTGGGTTGTACCTGAAAGGGTAATATCCCCCACCCCCGTTGCTAAACGGTCAATAATATCAAAGTTAGTATTTGTGGACGTACCCCATGTACCAGATTCGTCCCCTGTGGCGATTTTCTTAATACCGCCGTTTGTTGTATAAGTAGCCATATCGTTTCCTTTACGCTGCTATTTCTGTCCAAACGACGGTTGCGTCTGGATCAATCCTATCCCAAACTAACACAGAACCGACTTCTCCGCTAGTCCCTACTCCAGTAACGCTCACACTTGCGTTACCCTCTACAGCAGGCACCGTAACTTGGCCTGTTGCGGACAGCCCCGTCAGGATTATCTTAGCAATACCTAATCCTGATGCTGTTCCGACTTGGCCTGTTCCTGTAAGACCTGTGACATTGACATCGGCATCCGCTGTTACAGTGACAGAGCCTACACTCATTGTTGCTGCAAGCCCTGTGACATTAGCATCAACACCTGCTCCAGTCGTTATGGAAACAGAACCAACATTGCCAGTAGCTGCAATACCTGTTGTTGGTACATCAACACCACCAACATAACCAAGTTGACCAACTTGCCCTGTAGCAACAAGACTTTGACTGATACCCCAACCTGAATCACCCCAACCTGCTCGACCCCAACCATCAAATCGAACAATAGCACCAGATCCAACACTTGGAGACAACGTGCCGACTTGCCCTGTAGACCCAAGACCCGTGGCGTTTAAAACTTGATCTGTAACAAGGGTTACGGAACCAACCGTCGCCGTAGCGGCAAGCCCCGTGCCTGGAACGTCCGATGCACCTGTAATAGTGACGGAACCAACCGTCGCCGTAGCGGCAAGCCCCGTAGCGTTTAGAACTTGATCTGTAGCAAGTGTAACTTGTCCAACGGCACCAGTAGCTCCTAACCCTGTTGGAGACGCATTAGCATCCGCTTCAACAGTAACAGATCCAACTTGTCCTGTAGCCGAAACACCTGTAACAGCATATTTTACAACTATGTTTACAGAACCAACTTGTCCTGTAGCCGCAGTGATGGGAATAGCTTCGCCCCAAGGGTTAGCCCCCCAAGCTGCATCTCCCCAATATCCGCCAGATCCTACATCATTTATGGTGACGTTGGTCATAATGTCACCTTATTTAGGCGATACGAATAATCGCGTTTGATGCGTCCGCTGCGGGGAATACGATTTGAAAATCCCCAGATGTTGAAGACTTATTAGAACCGAAGTCCAGAACAACAACCGTATCCGTTGTGCCTGATCCACCCGCTGTTTGCGAATTATAAATCAACGCACCACGAGCAGTAATTGTAGCAGATGTAAACGTAATGTCATCAAAGTCTGTTAACGCTGTTGTTCCAGATGTTGTTGGAGTCACGTTTGTCAACGTACCACCACCCGCAGAATACGAACCAGAGTTACTAACTTCGTTAGATGAGGTATACGCTGTAGTAGCTGCGTTGAATGAAGCACTGTTGTCGTACAATGCAATCTTGAATTGATCTTGTCCGTTTGTAAAATCGTGACTTCCTGTAAGCAATTCTTGCTTAAAAGAGGTGCACATAAAGTTTCCGCTGAAAGCCATTTTAAAGTCTCCTTATAAGTTCAGCAAGTTGAGGGTGTCCCGCATCTTTTAGTGCATTATACACAGTTGTACGGTCACTGTGAATAGCCTGTCTCATATAAAACGCAACAAGCTTTTCGATGTGCTTAGAATAAGCACGAGCTTGGTCTCTAATACCCGGATGAGTATCATTTGAGACCGATATTAATTTCTCTACGCAACGCTCTGCAAGTTCATCAGGAGTAAAGCCTCGATTCTCTGTCGTATTTACCTGCACCACTGATTCATGTTGTGGTACGCTTACATCTATCTTGAACATTATTGTTTTGTCCTTATCACCATTCCTGTGCGGTATTGGTCAGTAGTTTCTTTTGCTTCACCTAACATTTTTATACCTGTAATTGCTTCTTGAAACCTTCCGGCATACATACCCATGACATCCTGTTCACCCTTCATATATATGTACGCCTCTATTAACGTCCCGTAAAGAAGAGCCATTTCAGCGTTTTCACTCAACCAAGTTGTGCCGCTATCTGTCAATGCTGTCAAACTTTGAGGTCTGTAATAATAATGAAGTTCAGAGGCATAGGCACTGTTTGGGGCAGGCGCAACGATAAAATTGTCTACATCAAATACAGCATAGTATCGAGGCTCTCCAGTTGTGGTCTCGTTAGGAGTATATGTTTGTAAAAAACTCACATCTTTAAACTCCATAAACTCTTTGTCTCCATTAGTTTTTATAAATGCCATAGAAAATGGAGCAAGAAAGTCAGAGGGACATGGTAAGTATTTCTTACCAGAGATAAAATTTGTTGTTGCATTTTTTCGGAATAAACTTAGCTGCACATTTTTTAGGATACGTTCTTCTGACATCCTAATAAATGTAGGAATATTGGTCACAAAAGAAGTTTCATCATTCTCTGTGTAATCTTGTACCGCTGTTTTTAGTTGTCCGTATGTAAAGCTCATATCATCACACTATTGTTATGTTTCCTACCATAGCACTATGATTAGTGCATTGATATACTAGAGATGTATCACTGGGTTCATGTGGCACGATAAACTGTGTCAATCCTGTGGTTGAGTTGTAGTTTTCTGTAACTCCCGTGGTAAAAGCAGAGCCGCCATCAGATGTTCTGATCTGCAAAGGATGACTTCCTACATTCGACGTGTTGTCGATAAGATAAGTATGACCCTTGTAAAAAGTAAAGTTCGGATTATTACCCGCAGTAGCTCCAGGGCCAGTAAAAGTATAGGCCGATGAACCACTTGTTCCCGCTGTATATTTTGTTACAGGGCCAGAGGTTTCATCATTAACTCGAATCCATGCCCCACCGTGCGCAAAATATAATCCCCCCGTTGCATGAACATGGGCTACTGCGCCATGATATGTGCTTGCACTTGGTAAATCACTAAGTGCGCTATAATAAAATACAATTTTATTTGCGCCAGAACTTACATCTATAATACCGCTAGAATCTATTATGTCCGTTAATGTTGTGCCATTTCCTAGTGCAGCATATATTTCTGTAAAGTTTGCATTTATTTTAGTAGCACCAGAGCGAAGAGTATCACCTGTGCCATCATTTGCGCTGCTTCCTATTCCTACGCTCTGTAAAGCCATGTCTTATCCCTCATCGAATGTATCTGTTGTTGAGTCTAACGTAATAGACGTACTGTCAAATCTTGGTGCTTCTGTAGTGGGTGTAGATATAACTATGGAAACTGTTCCAACTCCACTTTCTGCAACTAAATTATTTGGCGGCGTTATCCCTGGTATGTCTCTAAAACCAACAGGATTGTATCCGTGTTGGATGGCTCTCTGCTCTGGTAGCTCCGACTCAGGTCTAGGACCGCGTAAAGCTTGTGGATCTGGAAACGCTCTTGGTGGAAACAACTGTGGATGTTTAGTCTCAAACTCATCAGGACCGACCTTGGCACCCGTCCACTCTGTCTTCATCTCACGAAGACGGTAACGGCGACCTGACCGATCCGATATACCATAAGCATGTTTACCACTAGCGTAGGCCATTACACCCTCAGATAACTCAAACTAGGCTGCAACTTCAAAGGTGTTCGACCTTGATCCTCGTCCGCTGCACGTTGAAACTCTTCTTCATAAACTGACTTTAACATTTGAATACGATCTGGTGCTCGTTTCATAGCCATGTAGTAGGCTAACCCCGCCACCATACAAGGATAAAAACGAAAAGGCATATCAGTAGTATTAACCAAAGCATCCGCATCCTCAATTCTACGAACATAGTAGTATCTGATCTGATCTGTAGAATTTTCAGGAGTAGACCACAAATACATTACAGGGGTAATTTGCCGATCTAACCAAAACTGGCTTGGTCTGCCCTGAGTAGTTTTATTAGGGACTGTCGCATAATCACCACGGCTAATACGTTGGAGTTCGTAATCAGTATTAGATCTTCGTATCACAACGTCCAACACATCAACGACATCAGCAGCTAACGCATAAGAAGATGTCCCTTGTGTTACAGTAAAGTTTGCTTCTTTTACCGTCCACAAGTTAAGACCACGATTAGCCCAGTCTGCAAACATCAAGTTCATAGACCTACGAGCCGTCTTAGCATCATAGCCCGTGCGAACTTCTAGTCCGCATCTTTCGTATGCCTCTTCGATTACCTCTCCGACATCGAGATTAAAATCTCTTGATCCTGATGTTGTCATTGTATCAACTCATTTTTGGTTTCTGATTTGTTTTAACCATAACGCAACCGCCGTTCTTATATCCCATACGAGCAGCGACTTCAGGGGCTTTTGCTTTCAAAGCCTTAATTCCTTTTCCCTTTGGGCCTTCAGGTATCGGTTTCTTCTGTTCCATTATTATCCTCCTGATTATAAAGATTATCGAACACTCGATTGACATCTAGTGTATAGTCTAAATCACTTTTTGAATAGTGT